CTTGATTCCGATTGCGTTGGCTGCGGTTATGATTTGCGGAGGACTATGGCAACGCAATAACGAAAAACGAGATTGGAACGGGGGGATGTGTGCCGCGACGGGGGAACCTTGGAAATATTTTGATACCGATTCACAGGGCGGTCGCGGCTACAAAAGCGGTCAGCATCACGTCTGGATTTCATACGCTGTGGATGAATAGGGTGTGAGACCATAAACCGAAAGGAGATCGACATGAATGACAATAGATTAACGGCAGCACCGAAGGAACTGGGAGGAGTGAGCAAGGAACTGGAAAGGCTTAAAGACGTTGTGACGCAGGTGGATGGGGTCGCCGTATCTTTAGAGGCTATGTTGAGACTGCTTTGAAACCTTACATTTGCTCAGTAAGCATTAAAGATGCTTCATCCGGTGGTTGGCAGTACGCCCGCAAGATAGAGCCGCAGGACAAGCCCGTGACGGCGGCGGAACTTGTCGAAATCATCCGAAAGCATACATATTTTACGATTAGTGAAGTAAAAAAGATTGTTGAAGAATTATCGGGTCGCAGGTTTGAATAAGGAGGGGTGATGGATAAGGACATAACAGCGGAGCGTAAAGTATTGAACCTGATGGGCGATATAAATGCGACAGACTTTGCCAAATGTTTGAGCGCGGTCGATAACTTTGCGCATGAGACTCGCGTCCTTGCCACCTCCGCAGAGAGGGAGCGGTTGCTGAACATACAGCAAAATTATATACGACGCGATGATGTTGAGTATGCACTTGAACGATGCGGAGTTACAACAGCGCAGCTAGTTGATTTGACGATGAAGCTATTGAATGATGCGACAGCGGTGGAGAGGGAGCGGTGTGCGAACCTTCCCATCAAACAGGACTTTGAGTTCGATGAGTTCACGCCAGAAGGTGTATTTTTTGAGGCCATTCGACTATATCGCGCAGCAATAAGGAGGGGTGAATGAAATACAAAGAGGGTGACGAGGTGTTGGTGAGGGCGAAGATAACGCAGGTGCGGGAGAGTGCCACCGTCCCGTATCTTGTGGGAAGGGACTTTGTAAGCGGCTGGACGGACGACGATGGGATATATTCCAAAGCCCCACCGTTCGAGGTAGGTGAAGAGATTGAGGGCAGCGATGATGAAGAGTGTTGGATAGAAGACGCTTTTTTAGCTTATGATGAAAAGCACGACAATTACATATGCGTTAATAATTATTTCGAACACGCCCGCAAGATAGAGCCGAAGGACAAGCCGGTGACAGCGGTGGATATAGCACGATACCTATGTAAGCATGGACATATTATTTATACGGGAGATATTGAAAAAATGGTCGATGAGCTTACTGGCCACACGTTCGCGGAGAAGGGGTGAATGAGTGACGGCATAATGTACGAGTTAGCAAGGGCAAACGAAAGAACAGCGAGGGCCGAACACAACGCGGCGGGGGCTGTCTTGGATTTAATGGGGATACGAAAGCGGCTCGCGGGGTTGAAGTCGCAGCACGAACCCCTTGCCAGCATGGGCGCAGAGGAACAGCAGGATCGAAAAAAGTTATATGGCGCAGCTTACTATGTGGTCGTGGGGCGCACCTACAGGGAGGACTGAATGTACCAAACGAGGCTGACGGAATATGAAATGGCTTACGGCGCGATCGTTGGCGTTAACAGACAAATCAAATCTCTGGTCGAGGGAAGGAAATTGAGGTTCAAGGAAAAATATCCGGGCGAGTCGTGGACGAACCATATACACGGCGCGCTCGCAGAGATAGCGTTCTGCAAGATCATGAAATATTATTGGGGTGGCGGCGTCAATACGTTCAACGCGAGCGACGTACAGGGGAAGAACATCGAAATTCGATGGACGAAGCGGACGGATCTGAAAATCAAGTCCTATGAAAACAGCGTCATGGTCGCCAAGATGATCGGAGTCGCGCCGGACTTTGAGTTCGTCGGATGGATATTCAGCGACGATGCAAAACAGGAACGGTGGAAAAAAGATCCGCGCAACCTTGGAGTCCCAGCCTACTTTGTGCCAGACGATTGTTTACGACCGCCTAGCGAATGGGGGATCGCGTGAGCGCAGTCTTGACTTCGATACGTTTAGCAGTCTACACTCCAGCCCGAAACATTAGGGGGCTTTATGAAAAGAACGCTCGCCATGTTCAGTTTCGTAAGGGTGCTGGTGCTCCTGATCCTATTGTTCGCCGCCGGAGGCTATCTCGAAAGGTGCGTATGCAAACCGCAAGCTCCATTGCCTGATGAAGTCCAGCCGGCGCCGATTACGCAGAAGGAGCACGAGGCAAGGTATTGGGCCGACAGGTACGACGATTCGTTTGGCGAGGTCGGTTCCGATCCCGAGCCGTTCGAGATCCCCGAAGGAAAAAAAGAATTGCAATTCAATCCCTGATCGTCCACAAGACGGATCGGGGAGGCCAACATGTCCGACACGATCGTCCGCGTTACTTGTAGCGCAGCAGATAAGGTTCCCATCGAGTCGTTGCAGGACTTTCAAGGAAATCTGAAATCGTTATCCAAGCCCGAATTTGAGAAGCTCAAGAAGTCGCTTCTGAAGTTCGGGTTTTCGTTTCCTGTCTTCGTCTGGAAAGCCAAGGACGGAAATAAAATTATCGATGGGCATCAGAGGGTTGCGACCATGAAGCGCATGATCGAGGGCGGGGGCTTCGCGCTGGACGGCGACGTTCCTGTAGCGTGGATCGAAGCCAAGGATCGCAAGGAGGCGAAGCAGAAAGTCCTCGCGGCAACCTCGCAGTACGGGCACCTCGAGAAAGAAGGGCTGTATGAGTTCATCGAAACGGAAGGGCTGGACATAAACGAGATCGAGCTACAGGTCGATTTCCCGGAAATTGACTTCGATAGGTTCAGGGACGAATTCTACGAAGGGGCCAAGAAGAACGACGAAGCCCTCGGCAATATAACCGAGACGATGGAGGACACGGAACCCCTAGAGCATGGGGAGGTCTATCAGATCGGCAACAGCGTCATGATCGTCGCGCACCCGGTCAAGGACGTGGAGCTGTGGCGCCCGTATCTCAACGATGCCATTGAGTTTTTTGTTCCGTATCCCGGCATGTTCGCGCCTGTATCGGACGAATACGAAGACTCGATTTGCCTTTTCGTTCAGCCGGACGGCTTCGCAGCCAAGGTAGCGGTTGAGCACGTCAAGAAGAATCGCCCGGATCTCAAGGTGGAGGAGCTTTGAAGCAGACCGCAGGGAATTGGAATCCGGCTGGCCCGCCGTCGTTTTTTTCGGCGGCGGTATCCTCGCACGTTCCGCACAACATTCCGAAGTGCATGAAGAATTTGTTGGTCGCCGTCATGGACATAGTCCCGCAGAATATATTTAAAGTCGAGGAGATGATCGACAGGGGAACGAACGTACTGCTCGACTCAGGAGCTTTCGGCGTGGCCCGCCGGCACGCGCAGGCTCACGGGATGGATCTGCACGAAGCGTTTAGTATGCCGCTGGCCGACATCGACGGGATGGAAGTCATGCAGGAGACTTGGAGGCAAGTCATCCGGGCGGTCGGCGATAAGGTTTGGGGATACATCGAGATCGACTTGGGAGGTCGGGATCAAAAGATCAAAACGCGCACAGCTATGGAGGAAGAAGGCTTTAAGCCGATTCCCGTATTTCACCCAATGAGTGACGGATGGGATTATTTCGACCAGCTCGCCGATGAGTACGATCGTATCTGCATTGGGAATCTCGTTCAAGCAAACGACGATGCCAGACGACAAATCCTATCGAGGATCGCCGTCCGAAGGATAGGCCGCAACGTGAAATGGATTCACGCGCTCGGGATAACACCTTCACAGATTTGGTTATCGTTCCCAACAGAATCCTGCGACAGCAGTTCTTGCCAGAGCACCACGATGTACGGGGGTCAGGTCAGCGGGTACGCATCGTTCCGCCGGGATACAGCGCGCGAGTTGCGTTACGGCAATGCGTACAACGATCTCGTCATGATTCAATACGGGGTCGGCGCCGTCCTAGATACTGCGGTGGCGAATCACTTGTGGGGGAAGACATGAAAACGATCGTGCTTCACAGCGGCGGGATGGATTCAACAGTCTTGTTGTATCGGCTCAAGATGGTCGAGGGACATGAGGTCAAGGCATTCTCGGTCGACTACGGACAACGGCATAAGCGGGAACTAAACGCGGCCAAAGTAATCTGCACGATGATGGGAATAGAGAGCTATTGCGCGGACTTGAGTTCCCTGCGGCACGTCATGGCAGGGTCTAGCCTGACCGACAACGTCACCGTTCCCGCCGGCCGCTACGACGACGAGATCATGAAGCAGACCGTTGTGCCGAATAGGAATATGATTCTGCTGGCTTGCGCGACTGCGTGGGCGGTATCACAGAAATACGATGCGGTCGCTTACGCGGCGCACGCAGGGGATCACACGATCTATCCCGACTGTCGGCCAGAGTTCATGGATCGAATGCGGTCGGCGATGGACGTATGCGATTGGCATAGCGTGAAACTGCTTACGCCGTTTGCGGATCTCAGCAAGGCGGATCTCGTTCAGATCGGAATGGGCTTGCGCGTGCCGTTCGGCTTCACATGGTCGTGCTACGAGGGCGGTCAGGTTCATTGCGGGGAATGCGGCACATGCGTAGAGCGCAGGGAAGCTTTCGCAATCGCGGGGGTTAAAGATCCTGTAGCATACGGAAACGAATAGGGGAGATTATGTCTAAATGGACTCTAAGAAAACGGATCGAGATCGCGGGAGCGCATTCGCTGAGATTGAATTACGACTCGCCCTGCAAGAACGTTCACGGCCATAATTGGATCGTCATAGTCGAATGCGAGGCGGAATCGCTCGACCAGAACGGGATGGTGATCGACTTCAAGAATATATCGGGGATCGTAAACCAGCTCGACCATCAGAACTTGAACGAATTTATGGTGCAGCCGACCGCAGAGTTTATGGCGCGGTGGATCTGTCAGAAGATTCCGTTCTGCGTCCGAGTCACAGTACAGGAATCCGAGGGCAGTATAGTCACCTATGAGCAATAGCGAGCAAACGTGCGCGGCGAACAAATGAAAAAACGGATGCGCTTTCGCGGATGAGCGAAATGAGAGGCGAGCAAATGAACTTTAAAGTGAGCGAAGTATTCGCGTCTATACACGGGGAGGGCTGGCTCGCGGGAACGCCTTGCGTCTTCGTCAGATTCTACGGCTGCAATCTAAACTGCACGGTCGACTCGCAGGGATGGGACTGCGACACGCCTAGAAAAACGTACATGGAAATGGATGCACAGCAGATCATGAAGGCCGTCCACGAAGCAGGGCCGGCGGCGTGGGTAGTCCTGACGGGCGGAGAGCCGTGCCTCCAGATCACGGAGAAGCTCGTCAAGGGATTTAAAGCGATCGGCCGTAGGGTAGCAGTCGAAACGAATGGAACGATTGATAATCCAGCACTTGCGTCTGTCGATAGGATCAGTTGCAGTCCGAAACCGGGTCACGAAACGAAACTCAAATTTGCCCATGAAGTACGTTATGTGCTACAAGATGGGAAGGAAGTAGATGGCAATATCCTGCCGGAAGCTTTCGACTACTACGTTTCCCCGGTTCACGATGGCAACGCCTGCGATCCTAAAGCACTCGCTTGGTGCATAGAATACGTTATGAGGGGACAGCGAAAATGGAAACTCTCGATGCAACAGCACAAGCAATGGGGCATTCGATAGATAAACTCGTCTACGATTTCCTGCTCAAGATAGGTGAAGATCCCGAACGCGATGGCCTCAAGGGTACACCGAGTAGGGTCACTCGCTCGTGGGTGGAACGCACGAACGGCTACAAGCAAGATCCTGCAGAAATCCTGTCCAAAAACTTCGAGGTCAGCCACGACGAGATGATCGTCGTCCGAGACATAGATTTCTATTCTACTTGCGAACATCACTTGCTGCCGTTCTCAGGGGTGGCGCACGTTGGGTATATTCCTAAAAGCAAAGTGGTCGGACTCTCAAAGCTCGCTCGCCTTATCGAATGCTATGCCCACCGCCTACAGATCCAAGAGCGCATGACTCAGCAGATCGCGCACTCGATCAACGCTGTCCTAGACGTTCAAGGGGTCGGGGTCATTATCGAGGCACAGCATCTGTGCATGCAATGCAGGGGAGTCAAAAAAGAAAAGGCGGTAATGGTAACCAGCTGTCTGCGGGGCAGCATGAAAGAAGACCCGAGGGCGCGTGCAGAGTTCCTTGAACTTTGCAGAGGCTAGCAGGGGGTCTATGTGGGTGAAAAACAACAAAAGAGCAACCGGACTGCCAAAGCTGTAAAGAAGAAGAAAGACAAAGCAAAACATCTCACTAAGTACAAGTGGAAGAAGGGGCAGTCGGGCAATCCAAAGGGTCGGCCGAAGGACTCGAAGATCATGGCCGACCAGCTCGAGAAGCTACTCGGTAAGCAGTGTCCAATTATAATCGGGAAGGGAACGAAGTCGCTCAACATGACTTGGCTGGAGACTCTCGTCTTCGCAACGGCACAGCTCGCCACGAAGGGAAACGCCACAGCCTTAAAGGAGGTCTGGAATCGTATAGACGGGAAGGTTCCGATTGTCGTCCAGAGCAACGAGGGAACGGACGCGGCGCGCGCGCTGGACGAGATCATGTCGTATGAGGAATTTAGAAAAGACATCGAATCCAATGGCGAGGAAGAATGATCCAGCTCACTCCAGACCAGCAGAAGGTATTATGCGCCATGAAAGATCCGGCGTACCATCGTTCGGCTTTCATGAACGCACCTTTGTATTGGCCACAGATCGAGGCGATCAAGCTCGTTGAGAAGCACATGGCCTCGAACTCTGGAAAGGTCATCACGATCAGGTCGGCCCGCCAGACAATGAAGAACGAATGCGCCGCCACGATCCATTGCCGCGCGCTCGCTAAGTACAGGAAGATCGGAGGCACGATCGTCAGGACGGCGCCTACGCATAAGCCGCAGATCGTCAACAGCAAGCTCCGCGTGGAGAAGCTCGCGGCTAAAGACCCGTTCCTTGTCGGACGGCTGCACAAGAAAGAAGGGTATATATTTTTCAACGAGAACGCCGAGGTTCATTTTCTATCAGCGCAGGATAGATCGAACGTGGAGGGCGCGACCGCGAGCCTGCTGCTCGACATCGACGAGGCGCATAAGATCGACAAGGGGAAGTTCGAGGAAGCCTTCGCACCGATGGCAGCGTGGGAGTCGGTGCCGATAGTCATGTGGGGAGTCGCAGCGGATAAACAGGATCTGCTTTTCGAGTACCGGGAATATAACGAGGACAACGATAAGACTCTCAACCTCCAATACAATTGCGATATCTGGTGCGAGCTTCGCCCGGAGTACGCGAAGCACGTTGAGGAACGCGTCAAGAAGTTAGGGTCGGACAATCCCTATTTCCTGACTCAGTATAAACTCGTGGACGTAGAGGGGAGCGCGGGCTATCTCCGGCCGCACCACGTTGAGTCAATGCTAACATCGGATCACGCCAGAGCGCACGCTCCACGAGACGGCGCGAAATACGTTATGGTCGTAGACGTAGGCGGCGAGGACGAAGACGGGGAGACAATGCACGATAAGGACGGATCGAGCCACGATGCCACAGTCGCCATGATCGTGGAGGTCGACTACACCGACATCGTTCACGACTATCCGAAGTTCAGAATCGCACAGATCCATTATTGGGTTGGCAAGCAGCTGGGCGTATCTCCGGACGGCGAGAAGGGGCAGCAGGAGCTACTACTCGACATAGCGAACCGATGGCGGGTCATGAAGGTCATAGTCGACGCCAGAGGGTTAGGCGAGCAGCTCGCATCGTATTTGTTTAAGCGATATCATAACGTTGAGCAGTACAAGGCGACGGGGGAATCGGTCTCGACGGATCTGTATTTATTTTGGGGCCTCGTATCCAACGACCGCGTGAGCGTTTGGCAGAACGATCAATCGGATGAATATCAAGAACTTGTGAGAGAATTACGACACACGAAGTACGAGGTCTTTTCGCACGATCGGATGAAATTAAAGAAGCCTCCAGACGGAGGACATATTGACATGGTGAAAGCTTTGTCGTATCTAACCCGCTGCGTGCAGAAGCCGTTCGAGCGCAGGACATGGTAGGGGGATCTGTGGCTAACGACTTTAAGATTACCGAACGCAAGCACCCAAACTATAATGCAAACGCTTCGATGTGGCAGCTCTATATCGATTCGTACAAGGGCGGAATGAATTTCGTCAGTTCGTATCTGACGACTCACCGTCTGGAAAACACCGACGATTTTGCGAAGCGAACAGCGCGCGCATATTATCTAAACTACTGCCGACCGCTGCCGAATATCTATACGGAGTATCTGCTCAAGGAAGCAGTGCAGTCGCCTACCGAGTTCACCGAACTGACTGACAACATAGACGGGCAGCGATCCAACATCGGAGAGTTCAGAGCCAAGTGCTCGGTGCTGTCAGCAATCTATGGACACGTTCACGTTGTCGTGGATAAGCCGCAGACTGCGGAGGGGATCTCGCTTGCGGACGCGGCGTTCCCTTACGCAACGATCTATACGCCAGAGTACATTAGGGATTGGTCGCGCAGCTCAGAAGACGGAAAGCTGAATTGGGTATTGATTTACGAGCCGGTCTATCTTGACGACAATCCGATGCTCGCGCGAGTGGAGGTCGAGCAATACAGATTGTTCACGCGAGAGGGATGGCAGATATTCAGGATCAACGATAAGGGCGAAGCCTATGCTGCTGGCGATGGCGATTGGCCGTTCAAGACATCAAACCCGCGCGTCCCGCTAGTCACTTGCTATCACCGCGACGTAGACATCGACATGATCGGCGAGTCGTTACTCGTAGACATATCGCCCGTAAATAAAACGATCATGAATTGGTGCTCCTGCCTTGACGAGCAGATCGAAAGGCAGACGTTCTCACAGCTCACGATGCAGGAGGGCGAGGGCGTTACGAACGTTCCGCTGAAAGAGGTCGGATCGTCAGCGGTCTTTACTTATCCGTCCTCCGCGAAGAATCCTCCAGCGTACATATCGCCGGACACGGCACAGCTCGACGTTATATGGCAGATGATCGAACGTCATATCGGAGAGATATATCGCATGGCGACTCTCGAGAAGTCCGGGTCGGCCGCGCTGATACCGCAGTCTGGAATTGCCAAGGCGTATGAGTTCGTAGACACGAACGGCGCGATCATTTCCAAAGCGAAGAACATGGAGAAGTTCGAGCAGGAAATGTGGGAACTGTTCGGCGTCTGGATGGGCAAGGAGCCTGATAAGGTCGGCGAAGTCAGATACAATAAGGACTTCGATGTAATGGCATTGGAGAGCGATATCCGAAACTCGCTCGACCTCGTTACCGAGGGGTTCTCAGAGACGTTCAACAAGATGACGTACAAGCGTCTGGCCCGCAAGTCGCTTAACAACGCAACGCCAGACGATATGAAGATCATAGACGGAGAGATCGAAGCAGCCGAGACAAAGGCCGCGACCGACATCGACATGGATCACACGGACGGCGAGAAAGTCGATGGGCTGGATCAGGCGATGGGCGGCGAGGAAGACGAAGACGAGAAAGAAAAAGAAATCATCGAGGACGAAAACAATAACGAGGAATAGGGGGCCGAAATGATTACAGGCGGAATCAGATCAGGTGGCGAGGATAAGAAACCAACAGAGGGCGATCCGGCGAACAAGACAGAACCGAAGCCAGAGGATGCTGGCGACAAAAAATCGTATAGCGAAGCAGACATGGAGAGGGTTATTGCCTCGCGGCTGGCCCGCGATCGCAAGGATGAAAAGGCCAAGCTAGTCGAGCTAGAGACGAAGCTCGCGGGAGTCGGCAACATAGAGGCGGAGCTGCAAACGCTCCGCGACTTCAAGCACCAGCAGGAAGAGGATAAGATGTCAGCCGAGGATAGAGTGAAAGCGCAGCACAAGCGCGACCTCGATAAAATCGTGATCGAGAGAGATGCGCTCAAGCAGAAATACGACCTAAAATCAAGAGCGCACCTCGACTATCAGAAGCAAGTTATACTCACGAACGCGGCGGTGAAGAACGACGCTATTGAACCGTCACAGGTTTGTGTGCTATTAAATAGTCGAGTCAAGGTAATAGAAAGCGAGAACGGTGGCGGCGACGAAGTTATTTTCCTAAGCGATGACGGCGCGGAGTTGTCTATCGAAGACGGAGTGAAAGAGTTCATGGAAAATAACCCTCATCTCGTTAGGAACCCGGGAGGCAGCGGAAGCGGATCTCGATTTCCTAGAGGGAAGGGGAAGGCAATAACGGTTGAAGCGATTCGAGCTATGACTCGTACGGAACGTAAAGAGAGGTCTGGTGAGATCCAAGCGTTCCTCGATGATAACCGACGCGCTCAACAGAAATAAAGGTTGACGGCATTCCTTCAATTGCCGGTGACCGCTTCGGATGACGACTATCCTTAAAGTCGGTACGGCCAAGGGTTGACGACTCTCCCTCAATAGTCGGATAGGTGACGGCTCCCTTCAATGCCGGCAACTTCAACTTCATAATTGAAAGGAGTACGCTATGAATGCTGGCGGATTGCTCACTATGGACACCACTACCCACGCGAATTTCATTCCCGAAATTTGGTCGGATGGTGTAATCGAAGCCGCTGAGTCTGCGCTCGTAATGGCAGGACTCGTCAACCGCGCCTATGAGGGCGAGATAAAAGCGAAGGGCGACAAGGTCAATATCCCGAACGTGTCGAACCTCACCGCGAACGACAAAGCAACGGGAACAGCAGTCACGGTGCAGGCACCGACCGAGGGCAGCACCACGTTGACCATCAACAAGCATAAGGAAGTATCGTTCTACGTCGAAGACATCCTCTCTGCGCAGGCGAACGTCGATCTCCGCAACAAGTACACCGAGAAGGCTGGGTACGCGCTGGCGAAAGCCATCGACTCGGATCTTCTCGCGCTCTACTCCGGGCTTTCGCAGACGGCTGGTGCTGGCAGCACAGCGATCACGGACGATATCATCCTGAATGCAATGATGCAGCTCGATGATGTGGACGTCCCGGAGTTCAATCGCTTCCTCGTCATAAAGCCGTCGCAGAAAGCGACCATGCTCAAGCTCCAGAAGTTCGTTGGCGCAGAATATCGCGGCGACGAGAAGCCCGGTGTCAGCGGCGTGATCGGTGATATCTATGGCATGAAAGTCTATGTCACGAATCAGGTCGTGGCCGCCAACGATATCGCATACAACCTCTGCTTCCAGAGCGATGCTTTCGCTCTCGCGATCCAGATGGATATCAGGTTCCAAGCGGAATATCAGCTTGAGTATCTGAGCTGGTTGCTCGTAGGCGATGTGGTCTACGGCGTTGCCGAGCTGCAAGATGTATTCGCGGTGCAGGTCTTGACGACCAATGTTGCGCCGACAACCTAAGTAGATTTACCTCGCAATCTTTTGCTTTATGAGAGCGAACGGTTGTAGGGGGCAGGAGCCATCACAGCGTTCCTGCCTCCATTCAACCGCAATACGAAAGGGGATACGATATGACAAAGGCCAAGAAGAACGAAGCAGTAGCCGAGAGCGATCTGAATCAAGAACCGATAGAGGAAGCAAGTTTACCGCCGTCAGCCATGCCGGAAGTAACGGACGCTGTAGAAGACCCGCCGAAGATGCCGGATAAGAATGCTGGCAGTCTATTAGCCAAAGCCAGAGAGCTGGAAGCAGCAGTCGCAGAGCTTCGCAGAGAAGCGAAAGTAGCAGCGGTGATGCCTGACTGTTGGATGCTGAACCCGCGTGGCAACGTAGTTGGAATCCCGGGTCGCCTCGTCAATGGCTGCCGCCGTAAGGGTTTTGTGGTCTGCGATAAGAAGGGTACTATCCTCGGCCACGAATACCAGCCGCCGATTATCTCTGAGGAAGACGAAATAAAGATGAATGCGGCTGGCAAGCGCACGATGATTAAAACGAAGTAGAGGGGGGCATCATGGCGGTATCGACTCTCGTTGCAACGATCGGTGCGGAGACTGCGAATACCTATGTCACCTTGGCAGAGGCAGATCAGTATTTCGAGAACCGCACAGCGGCAGGGTCGTGGACAGACTCGACCGACGATGTGAAGAACGCCGCGCTGCTTTCGGCCTGCAAGGATCTAGACAAGCTCCGCTTCCGTTACACTCGCTACTATTCTAAATACGACACGAACTATCCTCAAGCCCTTGAGTTCCCGCGCTCCGGCGCGCCCGTGCTATCGAATCATTATCTCGAGGACGCAGCCGGCGACACCATAATTCCGCAGGACATTAAGGATGCTCAATGCGAGCAAGCCCTGCATCGAATCGAGACCGGCACGGAGGATCTCGGGACTGTCAAAGGCAAGGGGATCAAGTCGAAGAAGATCGGCGACGTATCAGTAACCTATAGCGATGCAGCAGTCAGCGGAGCATTGGGATCTGGGATCGGAGTAGGGACGTACAATTATATTTCAACGTGGATTGATGACACGATGAAGGTGCAACGTGCCTAGGCAAGCGACTCCAAGTTTACGCCGGAAGTGGATAGGGCGGCGGCATGGGCTTCTTGAAAAGAAGATGGCCATGTATGAGAAGCGCATTCTAAACGCGGCGAAGATGCGGACGATGGAACAAGCCGAGGCGTGGCTGTCTACAGTATCAGATGAGAAGTCTCTGCGACTAGCACAACGCAAGGTAAGGAAGATCGTAACGGAGGCTCGTCAGTACGCTCGGGAGTGGACGAAGAAAACTATGAGGGGTGCGACCGATGCAGGGATCGAGGTCGTTAAAGCGAATGCTCGCAAGGCGGGATATCGACTGACGAAAGAACAGTACACGCGCGCACACGCTGCCGCTTTCAATTTCTCTGTAGAGCAGCTGAGTACGGATATGGGTCTCGCACTCGGATCTATAAGCCAGAAGTTGAACGCAACGTTTCGGAAGGTACACGTTGCGATGAAGGAGAGGGCGGCAATCGAACGTATCGCAACGAAGGAAGTCGCTAACAAATTCGTCATGGTAAAGTCTGACTCTCAAGTGGCGCGGTCGATGTTCAAGCGCATGAGATCGAAGTTTACGAACACGAAGGGCGATCTGCAATTAGTCAGAGTGCAAGGGCCGTCTGGAGTTCCACGCAATTATAATCTGCGGTACTACACGAAGATGGTTGCGCGGACAAGGGTACGCGAGGCGGTCACGCAGGGCACTAAAGCTACCGCGTTAGCAAACGGATTGGACTTCGTACAAGTCACGGCATACGGATGCGACTGTGACATTTGCGCAGAGTTTGAGGACGCGATATTTTCTGTTTCGGGTGGCGGCGAGCTGGATAGCCCAAACTTTCAAGGAGCCTTGACAGACGAATCCGAGCCTCCGTACCATCCGAACTGCACGCACTCGATCTTGCCGTATGTACCAGCAGCGGCCGAGGTCGTTAAAGATCCGTTCGAAACATTCACGGAGGGCGCGGCATGATTGGCGAGTTCCTTGAGCAGAGCGTAACGATCACGCCGAAAGCAGCTACGGCGTTTGATAAATGGGGCACGCCGCAGGCTGGTACGCCGGTCTCAGCATCGGCGAGGGTACAGGGAGTCGAGCAAAGGATTCAGACGGCGCCAGACACCTTTGTCGATATAAGCCTGATCGTCTGGCTCGGCGCGGACGAATCAATCGAGAACAACGATCTCGTTACGTTCGGAGGTACAGGGTATCGGGTAATAAAAGTCGACAACAAGTACGACATAGACGGGACGCTTGAGCATGTAAAGGTATATTGCAAATGATGAAGATGGAATTCAAAAAGAATAAGTCGGGCCAGCTAGACGGGAAACTCGTGGCTGTGCATAAGAAATTTTTGCAGAAAGCGAAGAAGGCTAATTGGCTCGCGGCGATCATGCTCATGACGGAAGCGAATCATCGCTGCCCGATTGATACGGGAGCATTGTCGGGGCACGTTTATGTACTGCCGAACAACCCGGCTTTGATAAACACCATAATATTTCTGGAGCCGTATGCGGCGAGAGTCCACGAGGGAAGTAAGAGCGACGGGTACGGCAGCGGGACTAGGTCTATCGCGAGGGCTCATGAGTTCGGAGTTAAGGTCGGGCCGAAGTTCCTGACCCGAGCATGGAAGGAAGAACGGAAGAAAATTGAAGCTCGTATCATGCAGCATGTGAGGTTCCAATGAGCCTGATGATCGAGGACATAGCAGCGTACCTAGCGACCGAAAGCGTGGGCACAGTCGGCACGGATATATTTGTTTCTCACTTGCCGCAGTCGCCCGACAACGGAATCGTTGTGATGGATACGGGCGGCGAGACAGTACCGCAGACAGATATCGAACGGCACGACTATCAGGTATTAATCAGGAACACGGTTTACAGTACAGGACAGGCGAAAGCGGAGCTGGTCTTATCGACGCTCGATGACGCATGGTGGGCAGCGTCTAAATATTCAAGGGCGCATAGCCTGCCGATATATCTAGGAGCAAGCGAAACGGGATTGCATTCATGGTCGATTAACTTTACGGCGACACTATGACGAGTAAGCGCGAATCAATAATGGCGAGCTTTGCCACGCAGCTGGCAACGATCACAGTCATCAACGGCTACAATACGACAGTCGTTGCGGTCGAGCGTTGGGTTACGGCCCCGGATCTGCAAGACAACGATCCTGCCGACTTTCCTTTGGTCGTCCTAGAAGAAGGGGATGAGACGATTGATTATCATCCGGCGTCGATGGCGATGAGTTCGATCTCGTTTAAGATTCACGCCATGCTAAAGGGCACGACTACAGTTTCGCCTACGACCCTAAACGCATTCATTGAGGACGTAAGGCAGTTAGTAGAATCGAATAAGACGGCGGGCGGCAACGCGATCGATGTCACCGTTCAGTCGATAACACTACAGCACCATGCGGACATTCCGTATGCAGTAGCGGTGCTGGATGTTTCAACCGAGTATCTGCACGACGTAGATACTCCATGAACTCGGGCGGGGATTGCCCCGCATAACAGAATGGGCGGACACCGCCCGAAGGGAGGCAGTTATGTTTTCAGCCGGATATCTAGCAGGTGGAGCAGAAGCAGAGCCGACAAGGGCAGATCAGTCAGATTACTTCGCAACAGAATATCAGGACAATTACCGCGACTCGTTTTACTACGCATCGGACGCGGCGGAGTTTGAGGAGATCGTAGCAGCGATAGCAGCAGGAACGTCCACGCTCAAGCCGATCAAGATGGCGCCGGGAACGTTCCAGCTCACGCAATGCTGGTCGGTAGCGAAGGAAGAACTGAGTGGCCTGTGGGTCATCGGTTCACCAGAGGGCGGAACGATTCTCAGGGGGCCGTCAGACGATGAGGCGGTCGAGATCGTATTCGCAGCCAGCGAGTTGAACTCCACGTTCGAGATCGGGTTCAAGGATCTGCGTATCCATTCGCAGACGGACGAGAACGCGATGCACATAAACAACACGAACGCAGGGAAGAAGATCAACGTCTACTTCGACGGATCGTGCTGTGATTCAAGCGGCACCGGAAAAGCCCTGCTCACAACGCATGGCGATACGTCGAACGCGATCAGGATGTATTGCAATCCGGGATTCAATACGGATTGGGATAAGTCGATCTATCTGGCTGGCGGCAATAACGGCGACAGGTTCAGGGCAACAGGTCACAACTTCGAGGAGGATGGAATCGAAACCTCGAACACGGCCACGCTCATGGAGATCACTCTCGCTGCTTGCTTGCTCAAGCATGAGGGGATCACGGGTGGCAACGCTGCTCAGAAAGTCAACCTCGTAGGATGCTGGACGGAATCAGGTGGCGCGGCTGCAGCGGCTGATGCTTCCGATGTCGGTGGAGATCAGACGACTGTAGTATCTCCTTAACGATCCGGCTCGCGCTCCGGCGCGAGCCTTTTCGCAGTCTAGCGATTGATCGCTGGTCTACGGGAAGGGGATTACATGGGAACGCAATTAGAGAAGTCGGACGGATTAAAATACGATGCGAGCGTACCGCAGGACGGATACAAGGCGACCCGTCTATATGCAGCGGACGTAGAGGAAATCGAGCTTGCATTCGATGCAGTCCGTGAGGGCGTTACGGACGCGACGCATATTATAATCGCGCCGGGAGACTACACGCTGACCGAAACGCTGGATATAGATAGCGAGAATTTTCTCGGCGTGACAGTCGAGGGGATGGGCGGCGAATGCAAACTCCGGGGGCCAGCAGCAAGCGAAGCGATGTTGGTGAAATTCGCTGCTGGCGAGCTGACCGGAACTTTCGAGATGTGGTTCAAGAATCTCATTATAAAAGGCGACACGGACGAAGACGGAATCCATATCGACAACACCGATGCCGGGAAAAAGATAAACATCTATATGGTGGGAGCTTGTGGAGATGCCAGCGGCACCGGGAAGTCATTGAAGACGACTCACGGAGATACGAGCAACGCGATCCGCGTCTACTGTAGCCCCGGATTTAATAACGATTGGGGCAAGCAAGTTTATTGGGCGGGTGGAAACAACGGCGATAGATTCAGAGCAGTCGGCCATGTATTCGAGGAGGGCGGGATCGATACGTCCGACACGGCAACGCTTATGGAAATAACATTGTCGTCATGCCTGTTGAAGCACGAAGGAATCACAGGCGGGAACGCAGCGCAGAGAGTAAATTTAATAGGGTGCTGGACAGAGGCCAGCGGGATCGCGGCGGCGGCGGACGCTGGTGACGTAGCGGGGAATCAGACAGGAGTTATATCGCCGTAGCCTCCGCTATGGATTGGTTCGCTTTCCTCGGAGCGAATCAGGTGGTTGCCGGATTCGTCCGGCACTCCGCCAAGCGGGTCGGGTTATTGGCCTCGCCCGATCCGCTTCGTGGGGGGAACAAAATGTTGAGAAGCAATTTAAGAGATGAGGAAGATATGATAAGGGCACAGCCACTAATAGTTAAGTCTAAGAAATTGGCTGCTGCAAGGTGCGCCGCCTGTTGCTTCGAATGGGTGGCGGCAGTGCATCCGAAGTTCGACAAGGAATTGCAATGCCCTCAATGCAGAACGATGAAGGGAGGAATCGTTCAGCAGTTTAAATTTATCGACTACAATTAAACGCTCATTAGCGGTTTACATATACTCGGTTCGGTCGCCACACGGAAAGCGACCTCTTGCGCGGAACGAAGGGAATTGATATCAACCTAACGATAGGAGGCGGGAATGAGCAACGTCAAAGGATATAAAGAGTTAGTCGCGTCTGGATCAGAACAAGACCTCACAACGGATTTTCTAGTACTCGGCGAAGAATTCTCGCAGCCGGACATCGAGCAGATGGTTATTTATCTTAACTATACTGCTGGCACCGAAGATGGGCTATCGCTCGTCCTCCGTTCGGAAGACCCTGTAGACGCTGGAGAGAATTATAACGAGCCGTCATATACGAATGCTGGCGGCGGCTCTTACATGGTCGCGGAACAGGTATACAAGATTGATAAAACAAACGCGGGCCGATGGGCAATACCGTTCCTGCCAAAAGGAAAGAAGAAGTGGAAGATTATGGTAGAGGGATACGGCGCGGCAGCGAGCGGCACGATCTCTGCCTTTGTACGTTATTTCGATAACATCTAAACGCAATGCCGGATTGCTAGGAGGATCGATATGAAGAACAAATTGAAATGGATTGCTGTCGGGGCGATTGCCCTGTTCGGCGTTGCGTTTGCGCTCACGGATACAGGCGCACAGATAGTCAGTCAGGCGGGGGCGCGTTTTTTCTACGAACAGAGTTCCGATCCGGGCGCGGTCGCCAATACCGGCATCGTCTATACGAAGGACGATGGCGGCGATACGGAATTATTCTACAAGGACAATAACGCGCTCGTCGTTCAGGTCACGGAGGATGGTGCGCTAAAAGCGGTCATCGTAGAAGCCGACCCGCTCGCGCTGCATACGGCAGACACAGATAATGTGAAGGACACGCACGTTGATTGGGGAACGGGCGCGGCTCAGGTATCAGCAGACGATGTTCCAGACGGCAGCACGGGGGCAATAATAACTCTCACGCAGGAATCGAAACTCGATGCCGTCGAAGCCCTCGCCGACGTAACCGACGTAACGAACGTGACGGCGGCTGGCGCGGTCATGGCCGAGGTCGATCCGAATGCCCTGCTCACGGCAGGGACGGACATAGTTAAGGACACGCATATAGATTGGGGCAGCGCGGCGACTCAGGTGGACGCAGACGATATAGGAGATGGCAGCACGAACGCGATCCCGACCCTCACTCAAGAATCGAATTGGGATACCGCCTACGGATGGGGCGACCATCCCGCAGAGTCAGATCCGCTTTCGGCAACGAAGGCTCTCGACAATCTTGCATCGGTCGCTGTCAATGAATCACTTATATCAGATACGGCTGCGACAGACGATCTAGGTTCGGAGGCACTCTATTGGCTTAAAGCGTGGCTGGGATCTGCTATCAGCTTCGAGGGATCGACCGACGATGATTATCAGACCACGCTTACCGCGACCGACACGACGGCCAGCGACAAGACGATCACCTTGCAGGACGCAAACGGAATCGTCGCGATGGACGCAACGGCGGTGACGGATCTTGAGGGTACGCTGCTCTCGATCACGACCGGAACATTAAATGCAACCGAAGCTGATACGCTGGCAGCGGTCACGGGTCGCGGTGC